CTTTTTTCTTTTTTTTTTCTCCACTCCTTATTACTATATTATATACCTCTTTTATATGATAGTAAATTGTTAATACTTTTTATAGTAAAAGCTCAATACATAAAAAATTAAAAATAAATTTTCAAATCATCGCAAAAACAAATTCCAGAAAATCTAAAATAAAATTTCAAATCATCGCAAAAACAAATCATCGCAAAAATAAATCATCGCAAAAACAAATTGCATAAACCCAAGGGTTAAAGCCCTCGTATAATTACATTCTCATTTGGCAATCATAACAATATTGACAAAATAGTTCTGTTCCTTCGTCTGTGTTTGCGTGTATGAGTTTGCCGTCTTTGTGTGTATCTCCGCACACTATACAATGTGGTACTTTTATGTGTCTGTTTAATTCACGAAAAATTGTTCTACGTGAAGGTTGAATATGTGGTCTTTGTTCGTATGTTTGTGTTTTCATACAACATTTTTTAAATTTTTTATTACTACCACAATTGCAAATATCATTTACTTTTTGTTTAATCATTTTTATATATACAGTATATATTTTTTTTTTAAATTGTTTTGGTGCCTTTTTTCAAATTACACGTTTGACATAAAATTTGTAGTTCTGCATTGGTATGAAAATTTACCCATTCATTTTTAAATGTTTCATCTAATATATTAATAAATATCATTAAATCCCGCCAAAGATTGATATTTAATTAATATATTTACTATCATTATTATATGCAGTAAATGTACCTTTTAATCTTGATATGAGAGTATATGTAAATCTATCTGTAATAAAATCTTCATCATCATCTGGAAAATAAAAATCTGGTAGGCTTTCACCTTGAACAGAATGTAATGTTCGTGCATAAGCTAAAGTAAAATATTCTTTACCATTATCTATTTTATTCATAATATCCTTATCAATAATTAAACCATTATCTAATTTAACTTTAGTATCCATTTCTTCAACAACAGTAAATATAAACTTATTAAATATATTTAGCTTTCTTAGTTCATTAGTATTACAAATAATTTTAGCACCAACAGCAAATTTATCTCTAATGCCTAACTTTATTGCAACCATTTTATTATATTTATTACAACTCTTATTAGTAAAACAAATGAAATTGTTGCTTGCATTATTTCTATATTTTTTAATAACATCCATATTATTTAATTTACCTTGAATAATTTCATCATAAAATAATTTACTAAAATTATTACGTTTATTTTGTTCCATATTATCAATATTATTAAAAATTGCAGATTGGAATAAAATACTTGATAATGGATATTCTTCACCAACTGGTAATAATTGTTTAAAATCACCATATGCAATAATACGCTTACCCATATAAAACCATTTAAGAACTTGGTGCATACCATTGCGAGATACCATTCCAATTTCATCAATGATTATATTATTTTCTGTTGGTGTTTCATTTGTAAATTCATAACTTTGAATTACATTACAATTATAATTAAATTGTCTATATTCTTTTAAACTTGAATGGCTTGGAGTAAGAATAATATAATCATTATTTAAATTGGGTATATGGGTATTAATTATTTTATATGATTTACCACAACCAGCATAACAATTACCTAATATATTATTTGTGTGTGAATTTTCATAAATAAAAGATAATAGTTGATTAGAATAGTTAAATGTTGCATCTACTGGTTTATAATCAATGAATTTTAACTGACCTAGATTTTTACCAATATATTTTTTGGGTAAAATATTATTGCTAATATAACTAATACTATCTGTTTTAATTGCTTTAATATTGCTATCATTTAATTTAAGTACTTTCATTATTTCATATAATCGCTTACGACTTTCATCTTTAATTTGGATTGCAATTGGTTTATGATTATAAATACTAATCTTTTCATTAACATCATAGACCATATGCAAATTAGAATTAATATTTTCAATAAAATGATGTTCATCGATTGTCTTCAATTCATCATTATTAACAAGCTTAACATATTGTGTATTATATTTTTTAGTTTGTGCTTCAAATTGACCAATTAATACGTTAATAATCATTTTAAAATCGGCATTATTTAATTTATTGTATAAATCTTCAATCATCGTTTTATAATGGTTAGGAATACGTGTAGTTTTTATTTTTTCTAAAACAGTAAATTCTAAACCTTCCATAATACAATATTTAAGAAACTCACCAGAATAACAATTTGTATCTGGTAATAATATAGAACTTTCTTTAGGTACCACAATATATAAATAGTGGTCATTATCAATTGTAAGTTCTCCATCACTATCATATTCTTCCAAATCATCAATAACCATATCCACCTTAATTAGAAAATTCAAATCCTTTAAACAACTAGGGTAGAATTTATTAAAATCAATTGTTGTTATCTTTCCTTGTAATTCTTCATTAAAATAATTAAAACCACCCTTAACAAATTTATTATGTCCAATAAATACAGATTTATCATTTTTAGTAGTATATAATTGTTTAATAATTTTACCTAATGACATAATACGTATATTATCATATATTTTGTCAAGTAATCCAAATTTTGATAAAATTTCTTTGCATTTTTCATATTCATCATTACAAATATATTTTATTTCACCATCAATAAATGATACTATATTACTACCTTGTAATGTTATATTTGATACATATCTACCTTGTGCAATAATTTCATTAATTTTTGCAATACTATTATCAATAATAATAATGTTATTTATAATTGGTTTTACCTTATTTAAATACTGACTTTTTAATGGATATAAATGATTATTATGGGCAATGAAAAATAAATTTTTTAATCTACTTCTATTTTCATTTGGATAATTAGCTTTGATACAATTACCGTTAATATCATAAGCAATCATTTTAATATTTTTTTCCTTGCAGAAATTATATATATCATCTGTAGTATTTAATTTTTGTAATGTTTTAATACTAAATTGTTTTTTATATACTTCTAGCATATAGTCATGCACACAATGTTTCCAATTACTATTTTCAATTACATTAGAATACATATTTTTAATACTTGGGGGAGCTTCATCTCGTAAAATCATATTTTCTATTTTCATTATTTGTCCATCTTGATTATTTCTAGTAATTTTTACTCCATTTTCAAATGTTGGTTTTATCTCTGCTGGAAAATCTCTATCATATTCAGTAAAAATAGTTTTTTTGGGAATCAAACCTGTAAAATGATTTTTAGCTACATCATATATTAAATCATTAATATCATCACCTTTGTTTAATTCAGCTTGAAATGATAAATTTCTTAATTCCCATTCAGTAGAATAAAATACCCATACTTGAGCTTCAACAAATGTATTTATTGTAATATCATCTGGAATACTTGAAAATATTTTAATTGTTTCGTTATTTCTTTTAATAGTATTTGTAGATTTTAATAGTTGTTTATTAGAAATTCTGGATATACCAAAATCACGCAATAATAACGGTTTTTTCTTTTTTAAATCAATTTCAATACTATTTTTATTTTTTATAAATACACGTGTTTTATCTTGTTCGTCTCTGTATGCTTTTAAATCTTTAACATCAACATTTAATTTTTTAGCAACTTGTACAATACTTTTATATTGTTGATTTTTACCAATCTTATAAGTTTTTCCTAAAAATACAATGTTTTTATTAGATTTGTTTTTATTATCATCTTTATCATCTTTTTCAGTCTTAGGTAATTTAGCAGTTAGTCTATCAATAGCATTTTTAAGAACTGTTGTTATAGTTTTCTTACCACTATCTTCTGCTTCTTTTAGTTTATTTCGAAGACGGTTGATTTGTAAGGTAAGTGATTCTTTAACAGCATCAGCAGGTAAATTAGAGTTTAGGATACTTTGGAAAGTTGCCATTTTATATTAAAGCTAGATAATAATTTGTTTATATTGTCTTTTATATTATTATTCTTTAAGTAGAAATAAAAATGAATAAATTAAAAAAATAAAATTATTAAATTTAAAATACAGTAGAAAAATATTTTTTTACACCAATCATAATTAAAAACTATCGAGAAAAATAAACAACTATCGATTTTATTAAACTGTTTTGGGATAAAATTATTTTTTTACACTTAATTATTTTCTAAGGATACATTAGCTAGAGTATTTTGTATTTCTTCAATTTGTTTTAACTTTTCTTCTTTTATCTTAGCACGTTGTTTTTGTTTAGCTTCACGCATATATTTTTTATATTCTTCTGGGTTTTCTTGACGTTTTCGTTCATTATATGCATTCTGTGCATTAAGCATATAAGAAGGTGTTTTGTATAAAGAGGTATCAAATTCATTTACATTTGCATTATTTCTGGGTTTGGTTAAACCTAATTTCTTTCGTTCTCTATACTTCTTATTATATTCTTGTAGGCGTTTATTAAATGCTTCTGGGTCTTCTGTTTTCTTACGGTCTCTATATTCCTTTTGACATTTTCTAACATAGGTAGGGGTTTTAAACTGATTTTCTTCTAGAGCTATTTCCATTTTAGTAATCTATATATTAGACATATATTTTTTTTAAATAGAAAATTTAATTTTAATTCCATCTACTGAAAAAGTTTTAATATTTTTTTCATTATCTATTTCTTGTGTAGCATATATAAAAGATTTAGGTGTTTTAGTTATAATTTTTAGTTTGTATGGTATATTATTAGCTTGTAAAATTTGCTTATATATGGCAAAATTATCTAAACTACTAGGAAATAAATAATCATTGAATTCAATAGAGTAAATCTTCATTTTATATTTTCTTTAGATATTTTTTTTGAATGTTCTTGGGTATTTATATGTTTCAAATAGTCTATATAATATATACCACATATGCTACAATATTTTAGCATTATATATTAAGTATATAGAAAATGAATAATTGGACTGAAGATAACGAGAACTTATTAAAAGATATTGGACAAGAATGTGAAATATTATATCTAGCACATTCTACTTCTTATTTGAAATATAATAAATTGGGAAATTATTTTTCAATACCTAGTATAGTAATATCGGCTGTAGTTGGTTCCCTTAGCTTTAATCAATCTTTTAATTCAAGTGAAACTAATCAATTTATATTAGGTGGTTTGAATTTACTAGTATCAGGACTAGGTAGTATATATAAGATATTACAATACCAATCATTAGAGACTGAACATTTTTATTTATCTAAAATGTGGTCTTTACTATATGAAAATATTAGAATAGAACTAGCAAAGGCTCCACAAGAACGTAGAAATTATTTAGACTTTGTAAAGGAAGTAGAAAATACAAGATTACAACTACTAGAAAAGAATTCAATAATCCCTAGAGATATTATTCAAAAATATAAAAAAAAATATAATGATAAATTTGATTTACCTATTAGTCTTAATCATTTATCACCTATAAAAATATATGGTCGTTATCATATACCAACACCAATAACACCATCTATTAGTTCAAGTATGGAAGTTAATGTTTAACCTCTAATCCTCATAAAGGTTGATATTTCTTCAGGTTCAAAGTATTGAGTAATCAATTCATTAACTACATCAATATCAATATCCTTACAACTGAACAAATCAAAATAGAATTCGCCATTATCGCAGAAATGAATACAACAGTTGCTAGTAGTAATAAGTTGTGAATAAGTAAAACCTTTTTTATTATCTTTTCCAAAATATTCTAATTGACATTCACCGTGTTTTTCCATATTAACACTTTTAATAAGTATATCTCCAAAATCCTTAATAATTACAGGATTAGAAACATTTGTATTACATCCTCTAGCATCAACGCTATAATGCCAACCCCAAGCCATTTTATTATTATTATATTAAAATATTTTATTTTCGTTGTGCTCTAGACATACCACTTTTAACACCATATGTTATAGGATTATACTTTAGTAAGAAATCACCAATTTTATTAATCATATCATCTAGAATATTTCCACCCTCAATAAGTTCATCCTTTCCTTCTTTATGAGTACCAAATATTAAACTAACATCATCATTTATTTTTTTGGTTTTAAATGTTTTAGTTTCAAACTCTCCCTTAGGATAGTTTTCAAAACGATAGCTAGAATTCGTTTCACGGTATTTAAGAGGTTTATCAGTTATAAAATGTTTAGCTTTTTTTTTAGCCTGATTAAGTTCAATAGGCTTCTTAACTATCACAGCGTGTAGTGTATAAGACATTTAATATTTAATATATACTAAGATAAATATTAAAGAAAATAAATGTAGTATAATAATAGAATAAAATGGAAGAAATTCTAAATAAGGTTTATGATTATAATAGTGTAATTGTAGATTTAAATAATTTTGAAGATGAAGATAGTTTTAATATTCCTACAACATTGATTAATAAAAAGAATAAAATTGAATTAGAAATTTTCAAGTGTATTCTGGAATATGCTATCCAGAATAACCATATAGAAAAACCAGCCCATTTACTAGTTGAAAATATACACGCAAACTACTTCAAAGTAGAACAACTAATACCAATAGTTGGGTTTAGAACATATTTAACTTTTTTAATACATTCTAGACAATGTTAATTTTTTACTTTTTTACGATTGCATTGTTATCCAATTAGTACCATCGGATACAAGTACAACCCACGAACCAACAATTGCGGGCAAAATACTAGTTCCAGCACTACCACCACCTAATGGAATAACATTAGAAACACTACTATCAACTAATTGACTAGCTTGATTTTGAATATTTAGAATTCTACCTGGCCAAGCTGAAGCTGTAGGCAATGTCAAAATAGTTGTACCGGCTAGATTTTTAACAATAAGCCAATAGGTACTATCACTAACGGTAGTATTACCGGCAACACTAACAGGAATAGACCCTGCATAATGTCCAGTATTTTTAAATGCGTTGGGGGTAGCAATAAAACCAATACCAGGAGCACGTAAAACTGCTAAATTTGCATTGCCTAAAGTCATTTCGTCGCTAATTGTCCCGGATGCGGTCGCGTACGAACCAATAACACTAACATTTGACAATCCGGCTAGGGTTTGTCCCTGAGCTGAATAACTACCTAAAAATATGCAGTTATTAATACTAGTTGCTGATTGAGCTGAATTAGTCCCAAAAGCGCAATTTTGGGCTCCTGTTGTTGCATCCATAACATTAAAACCACCTACACCAGTATTAAAACCCATTTTGGCAGCACCACGCCCACAATATGAACCAATAAATATATTGGCTTGTGCTAAAACATTAGCATTCGAAGTCGAATTTTGTTGCCCAATTAAAATAGTATCACTCCCCATCGTAGGAGCGCCACAACTATTACCGATTATATGGCAAGAATTAACATTACCACCATTATTATTTTGGCCAATAATATTTGAAGCATTCGCTAAACGTCGATGTCCCCACCCAATAGCGCAAGTATTTGATTGCACACCAGAAAATACGTGTCCATTACCAATAATAACTGAGGCATTGCCAGTCGTTATAGTTTGCCCAGCGGTTCCAGTCGATGCGCTAGAAATTACAACGTTATTACTTCCACTAGTTAAACTAGATAATGCAGTATAGCCAATACCAACATTAAAAGCACCGGGGGCAATAGATGCATTAAGTGCTTTATTTCCAATAGCTAAATTAGTGTCTATTGTTTGTGTGTTTCCGTGTGAAATTACTATATTGCTATTAGTATTATTACCAAATATATATAGACCTCCATTGGGGTTGAAAGTTAATTCAGTATTGGCATGCGCATTGTTTGAATTTGTTAGACCAGTTAAAACGCGAAAATCTGCATTTGCTGTTATACTTGTGGGAACATTACCATTTAACAATGTACAATTTATATTTGATGTAGCTAAAGTATTTGTAGCCTCATTAAATGTTAAATTTGCGGAACTAGTTAAAATATTACTAGTATTCGTGCAATATGTTATTTGTGTATTTGATTGATTAGATACTGAAACGCCAGAACTTGGAGTTTCCCAAGTTGGGTGAGTTCCTGAACCTTGAGAAGTCAAAACAGTACCAGTTGCTCCACAGTCATAAGTATGGGTATCTGTTATATTATCAAAAGTCGTATCTACAGATAAGGCATTATTTGGATTAACTGAAATGGCAGATACACCACCATTACCGGATAAATGAATACCAGCACCAGAACCAATAAAATTAACTGCAATAGCTACATCTTTATTTGTATTTGAAATATATAATTGGTCTTTTCCATCGGTTATATAATTAGAACCTGTATAGCTTCCACCATTCATACCAATTACACAATAATGGCTTGATTGGTCTAATGTTGTATCATTAGTTAGATAAATATTAGTACTTGCTACACCACCGTGTGATTTATTTTGACAAACTAAATTATTTGAAGAACCATTATAATCACTGATAGCTTCTATATTAGTATCATATGTATTAACAAATCCAATAGGTTGTCCAACGTGTAGTTTATTAGTATAAGTCAATTCACTTGAACCTGTTGGACTTGTTCCATTTTCTGTAAAATATACTGCACCTGTTGGAGATGACATTATAAAATTTGCCCCAGTGGCACCTTTATCACCAGTAGCACCCTGAAAACCAGTGGCACCCTGAAAACCAGTCTCACCTTGAAATCCAGTAGCACCCTGAAAACCAGTCTCACCTTGAAATCCAGTAGCACCTTGAAAACCAGTAGCACCTTGAAATCCAGTAGCACCCTGAAAACCAGTCATACCCTGAAAGCCAGTTTCACCTCTATCACCAGTAGCACCCTTATCACCAGTGGCACCTTGAAAACCAGTAGCACCCTGAAAACCAGTTTCACCTCTATCACCAGTAGCACCCTTATCACCAGTAGCACCCTTATCGCCAGTGGCACCACCACCACCTCCTACTATTCTAACACTACCAAGCAATAAACCATTTGATGGTGATGTTTCTAAATTTCCTAAAAATAATGAAGACATCTTATATTATTATTATATTAAAACAAAAAAATCCTATAAAATAAAGAATGTTATTTAGCAATAGTTAATAAAACAATCACAATTAACATCTGCTGAACTTTTAACTCGAATATATTTAATTGCAACTGTAGCTGGTAAATTAAAACCAAAATCACTAGCTTCTGCAATTTCTAATTTATATTGACTATCATAGTATGTTGTATCGTCATCGCTTAATTGAATAGTCAAATCAGTCGCACCTGATACTTTACCATAGAAGGTAATATTATTGCTAGAAAGTTTTAGATTAACAGATAAGGAATAACCATTAACACCAGTTAAACTACCAAAATCAAATATTTTAGAACTACCTTGAATAGTTGTAGGTAAATATGCATTCTTATAGATAACACTAAAATTTAATAATGTTTGGTTAGTACTGGTTGGATTTCTAACACTAAAATATATATAAGGTAAATTGAGTGTTAAGTTATAAGTGAAATATTCATTAGCAACAGTTTCAAATGTTGTAGTTTGTTCTTGTGTTTTATTTAATGATTGATAAGCAACAATTTCACAAGCTGTATCTGCTAGTAGTGTTATAGTTGCAGTTGGATATAAAGCTTTTTCCCATCGTCCAATATATGCACGACCAGCATCTAAAGGTGTGATAGAATAATTTAATGCACTTTCCATTTTTAGTATATTATTATTATAAAAGAAATAAAATTTACTAAATCTTAGGAATGCTCGAAAACATAGTTCTCGAATTAAAATCCAATATCATCATCATCAAACATTTGTTTCTGTTTTACTTCTTCCTTTTCAAGTAAATGAATAGGGTGTTTAGGTATTTCTTGCATTTTCTCTTCAACTGGTATCTGCATTTTTTCCATAGCTTTAACAACTTTTTTAACAGCTCTTTCTGTTTTAGGTTTTGCTTTAGACTTTTTAACATTAACACCTAACATACTTAATATTTCATTACTATGCTTCTTTGGTTTAGGAATTTCTTTCTTAGGCATTTCCTTTTTAGGCATTTCTTTCTTAGGCATTTCCTTTTTAGATTCGCTTTGGGAACCTTTTGACTTTTTCCATTGTTCGGCAATATACTTCATCTTTTGAGGTGCAGACATATCTGTCCCCTTAAGTTTCACCATATGCTCCTTTACAAAATCGGAATATAACATTCTTGATTATATATTATTATATTTAACAGATAAAAAAATTATAAATTTAAATTAATAGTTTAAATGCTGATACAGCACCCTCAGCAATACTAGATAACCAATCGCTACCACTGCTTTGTTGCAAATTTTGAATTTCTTCTTGTTGTTGTTTAATAATTGGTTCTAGTTGGTCATATGATGTTTGATAACCAGCTTGCCAAATAATTTGATTATCTTCTGCTTGTTTATCGCTAATTTGTTTATTGATTTCCATAAATTTCTTACTAACTAATTCAACAGGTACTAGAATATTACTATCTTTTGCTTCATCTAATACATCCATAAATTCATCAGCATCTTTACAATCTAGATAATATTGTGTATTATCATCTACACTACGGCTACGAAATACAATTCTAAAATCTTTTTTAGGTACTATTTTAGCTCTTGTAGTACCATATCCAGAACGTTCAGCAACTTCTACTAGTCTATCTGCATATTTCTTATATATTGATGATTTTAGAAATTGTGAAAGATTGCGATATAGCAAAACTTGGTTAGGATTAGCGCTATATTGATTAGGATGTTGGGCTAGTATCCAGGGTATTTCTCTATCCATCATTACACTAGGTTTAATAAATGGTTCAGCATAATTACCATATAATGATTTTTTAACCTTTTCACTAAATGCTTCTTCTTGTGCTTGTAGTTGTTGTCCCATTTTTTCCTGTTCTGTTAGTTGCGAGAAACCTGCGGTTTTTCGCGCATTTCCCTGAACATTGTTAGGGATATCATTTGGTTGTGCTGGTACAGGTGCAGATGCATCAATTTCACCACCTTTTAGTTTGCTTTTATGTTTTTTCCATTGTTCGGCTATAAGTTTCATACGTTGTCCAACTGGTAATTTGGAAGATTTCATTTTAGCCATTTCGGCCTTTACGAATTCCTTATAATTCATTTTGATTTATTAATATAATGAAAGAAAAAAATTGAAAAAAGATTATATATTTAGAAATTGTTAATTTAGGCCATCGTCATGATACCACCCATCTTCTTTTTAGCGCCTTTATGAAGGATACTTTTATCGACATAAAGACCACTTCCATTAATTTCCTTTTTAATAGCTTCCTTGCTAACAGAAGAACCGGCTTTCATTAGTGTATCAATTTCACCAGCAGTTAAAATACCGGTAGAATAAACAACTTGGTCAGGAGTAATAACCATTGAACCTTCATATAGTGCTATTAGATATAATACAAATGGTGTATCTGTTAAAGTACTATTAGCAAGAGCACCCATAAGATTTGCATTAACGTTTCGGTATGAATATTTAGCACTAACGGAAAAATTGACACTACCGCTTTCACCAGGGAAAACATCATTTTCAGACAGGCCAAATGCAGTAATAGGGTCAATCCACATAAAAGATGAACCATTGCGGAAGCTATCGAATGTCTGGTTTGAACCGGCTTCTTGTGCAATCTTGAACAACTCGCCTATAGAGCAATTTGCCAATAGACCGCTTCTATCACCTAAAGTAATACTTACTGCACCCTGTTCATTTTGAAATGCTAGACAAGCATCAGCATCTGCTGAAGTTCTAGAACTTATATTTTTGGAAACCCAAAAACCAATTCGTTTAGGAAGAGAACTAAATCTAAATGTATTAGATTCAACACTTAAAGCTTGTGTTTGTGCCTTTAATGTTGGTGTCACAACATTCGCTTGTTGGTTAAGATTTGCGACCTCATACGGGTAGGTAATACTACGGGGAATGGACACGAGATTTGAATCTACAGTGTAATACTCAAGAATTAGACGGGGTGTAAGTATTTCAAATGCAAGCGTATCATTATATACTGCTTGGTTTCCACCTATACCAGTTGCACTAGCAGCATTCCATACAGGGGCAGAACATACCATATCAGCTAAATTACCACCAAAATTAAATAGAAGGCTCATATTGTTAATATTGCCAAGACCAGCTTCCTGTGAAAACAAGGAATTAATTCCAGGAATAATTAGATTTTCGCAAATTTCATATTCATAGACATAATTTCCTATACCACCTGCTGGAACAGTTGCTGAAACTGCTGTAATACTATTACGAGTATAACCAAGATGACCGTTTTGACTAAGATTTAGTTCTTGGTCTTTACTAAGAAAATCAGGTAGAAGTGTAAATTTATCATCAGGACGGCAAGGACAATCACCGGCAATAGTCATTAGTTGCTTCTTATCTAGAAGACGAAGAAGACCGGGAAGAGTTTCGCGGGCATTCCAAGTAGTATTACCATTATTTAATGATAATTGAACGGTGGAAGAAATACTTTGGAGAGGAAAAGCACGGAAACCAGAATTTACGCCAGTTTGGACAGCAACTGGTGGATTTGCATTAGTAGTAGTAATAGGAAGAGAGAGCGAATTATAATAAGAAGTAGATGGGAAAGTACGATTTACTTGAGCTGTTGCCGCAGCCGCTGAAGTAGATGTAATTTTCACTCGGTAGCGTAGGCGCATCGATTTTGATAGGACTGTACTTGATAAGGAACCAATACTAACAATATTATTAAATTGTATTTGGTCTGTATAAGTTTGACCATCTGGGCTATATTCGTATTGTTGAACACTTCGACCACAATAATCAACAGTTTGGACGTAGTCGCCAAGATTTACCTTGTTAGAAAGAACAAGAGCGATTTCTTTAGACATAATTAAATTAAATGAAAGTTTATAATTATCTTAATCTATATCTAGAAAAAAAATTAAAAATAATAATCAAAAATTTTTATATCAAAATTTTAGTGGTCTTAAAATTTTTTAATGAATTCCAATTTAACACTGAAAGCTTCACCTGGTGCTAAATCAAGTACATATTGTGTTCCATTACGATAACGATATAGAATACTCATTTGGATACGATTAATTGCATTTCCACCACTGGCCATTTGAAACACTCTAAGCATTGGAGGTTGATAATATAGAACCTGTCCAACATTACCAATTGCAAAAGAAGCACCATCAATAGGAACATCGATATCAGTTAATACTTGACTAATGCTATTATTACCATACCACGAACCAGCAACAAAAAGACTAGTAGATTGAATAAGAATCTTATCTAGCTGATTGAATTGATACATTGATTTAGCTAGTTGTGTAGTTGATGTTGAATTTGCTTTTAGAATTAGTATATAATAATTTTGAGATACTTGTACATTCTGGAAATAACAAAGATTTATTAAAGGATTATTAAATAGAATGGCATTACCTGTTTGGGTATAATCTGCAGAATAATTTAGTGTTAGAAATCCTGTATAATCTAAAGTTAGAAATGGTGCTTCTGCTAGTGTTCCACCAAGGGCTTTCAATTTGTTCCAGGCTTCCAGAAATGCAATATTGATACTATCAACGACAACCTGTAAATTGAAAATACTTACATTAGGAACGTTGATATCGTCAGCAGGTTTAGCAAATAGGCTAAAAGGATTATTTTGCGATAATGTATATTGTAGAACTAGACTAGAATTATAAGCTCTAATTTGATTAGTTGAATATAGACCAACTAGAAACTGTGCAGAACTTTCATTTTTAGCAATAGCTTCAATCTTATTATTACTAATAGCAACATTTGCTATTGGTGTTTGATTGCTGATAGTAAAAGTTCGTAATGTACTAGTTATATTAGTATTAGTGTTTTTAATAGCGCTAATATAGCTATAAGTTTGTGGAAATTGTGTCATTTGCGAAAATGTTATATTATTACCTTTAAGAACACCAACATACAATAGACTATCTGCAGAATTAATAGCATAAATCTTATTTGTATTATCGCGAGAAACTGCAATAGCTTCTGGGGTTATATTTGTTGTTATTGAATCGAAAGCATATACACCAGTTAGTGATTGTGGGAAGTAGAAGAAGTCATATTGTGGTACATTATATATTTGCTGTATTTGTGAAGCATTATAACTATTTTCTTGATAATAAACATTTATTGTATTATCTTGGAAAATATAAGCAAATAGAAGACCATTATCAACATTGCACGTTAAATTTGTTATACTTTTTAGTTGTGTATCAATAACACCAGTTGTATTTAAAAGATATCCAGCAGTAAATGTTATATATTGTATTGGGTATTGAGCTATTCCGGCAATATAAGAATAGAAAAACTTACCTATTCCATTTGTTTGGTCGTTTGGATTAAATGCAATACCTGTTATATTTGGACTTAATAGTGCAAAACTACCAGCAATAACAGATGTTATATAATTCCAAACAGATAAAGTTCCACTATGAACAATACCTAAATGAGAACCATCTTGAAATCCTACAACCCTTAAAGTTGTATTGTTTAGATATGTTATATTATTATTAACTAATGTCTGGTCAATTATACGATAAATAGCTATGTTATAGTTTAGACCAATACAAACTATATTATTATCAACTACAGAAATAGATTGAATAGTTCCACCACATTCAGTACAATCAAAAACAGTCCCTGTTTCTTGAAAGGTTTGAATATTTAGTTCATATACTTTTTGAGCACCAGCAACACCCTTAACAGCAAAAACAGTACCGTTTTTAGTGGCTAATGCTTGTAAATCATTAATTTCAACTGTATTTATAGTATCGCTATTAAAAACATAATTATTCTGTGCATAGTTTTCTAAACCAATTGTATTAACTACATTGGCACCATCATTTCCATAATTTAAACCAAAATAACCTAGTGGATAAATACCGACATTACTGATATACATTTCATTAGTGTTATCAACTACAACCATTTTGTTATTTGATACATTCCAATCATAGGAAATAACACTATGAGTAGAAGGTTTAAAATTAACAGCTGTTAGACCCCATTCATTAGATGCTGTTGCACCATATGGAGTATTTAGATTATAAAAATATAAATCATCGGTTGTACTAATACCAGATAAAGTATTATTTCTAGCACAAATTGCCTTAAGGCTAGTTGTTGTGTTTATTTCTGTATAATTTGCTGGTGGTGATGTGATAGGCCAAGGAACACTATATAGATTTTCATTAGTTCCAATAACATAACCTACACTTGAAGCAATAGCTAGCTGACTAGCAATTTGTCCAGAAGTAAGGGGTGTGTTTGGTGCTGATTCAATACTATAGGGTACCTGGTTTTTAGTTGCTATTAGTAAATCGTTTAGCTGGTCAATATCAGCAGTCATTAGAATATCTTCACTAGCTAGAACATTACCAGCTACTAATTGGTCTGCACCTGCTACAGGATAATCAGTTATAGCAATACCTGTAGATGTGTAATAACTTAACATATTAAGGTCGTGTGCTACAATAATATTGTTTTCAGTAGCTACTACAAAAATACCATTAGCTAAATCAACACCTGCAAAATCTTTAGTAATTGTAAAATTTAATGTTAAAACAACACTATTTAATGCTGTTTGATTATTATAACATATAACAGTTGTTGTTAATTCGTCTTCATCCATTAAATAAAAATTACTTGAACGGTCAATGTAAATCGATTTAATATTAGTGAAACTTTGTTGATATAGTATATTTGGTATTTCACCAGAATCTATAATGATTAATTCATTAGCTACATCAGCAGAAGTATTAGAACCTGCAATATAGATATTTTCATAATCATCTACTACAAATTGCAATACAAAAGAACATACATTTGATAAATCAATTGTTTTAGTTAGTGTTGTTGTTGTAGAAGTATATGAATAACGTTTAATTGAATTACCATCTAGAATATAGTAAAAATTACCAGTAAGGGCGTTAATCTGTTTTACATAAGCACTAGCTTCATTACCACCATTGCGAAGTGTTAGTTCATATTTCTTCAAATCTAAATTTTGGCTCGTTAGTGGTATAGTTCCTAATGGAACACGACATTTAGCAACTGCCAACTGATAATTTTGACTTTCACCGTTTGGAATTAGTGGATATAAAAGATTTGTATCTTGTTCAGCTGGAATATTAGCTAAACCAGCGTTATAATTTTCACAGGTGAAATAGATATTATTGACTAAGGCAGTATTTGACATTTTATATTATCTTATTATTATTATAAAAGATTAAAATTTTAAAAAATATAAATTTGTTATTTTCCTAGAATACCTATGTTGTGGTCTGCCACATAATAACTAGGAACTGTTTTTTTAATGATAACTCCTCTAGTATTTAAATTTAATATTTCTTCTATCTCCTGTTTTGATAGTCCTGTATATGATTCTAGTAATACTTTACTATCTCTAAAATTTGATGATGCAAATAATACATAGAAAGTACTTTCACGAATTGGGGCTTTACTGAAAGCACCAGCCAATGGATTATGGCTAACTGTCATTGTTCTAATATTTAGATGTCTTCCACGTTCTAGTAATTGATTTTGAACTTCAATATACATATCACGAACCTTTTTATTATTGAATGTATTTATATCATCCATTATAACTATACTAGGTTGTTCTTTAGTTCCTTTTAATGTTTCTATTGTAAATGGTTGTCCAAAATCTTCCTCGAAAGTTTCTAGATGAACTTGAAATATATTTAAATCTTCAAATGCTTCATCACCTTCTACAGGGCTAAATAAATATACTAGTTGGTCTTTTGGAAAATTATTTTTTATCAATTGGGAAATATAATATGATTTTCCACTACCTGATAAACCTGTAATATAACAAAGCCAATGATTTTTTGGTAATATTGGTTGTAGAAATGTCTTACTATCAAAATTCATAAAACGTTTCAAAGAATTATCAACATATTCTAAAGCTTGGTCATACTTGTTATTTAGTTTAGGTTTATCTGTATCAATCTCTGTATAACCTTGTTTATAATAAGTAGTTAAAAGTTCAATATCTTTCTTCATTAATTTTGTATCACGTCGAAGAAACTTTTCAAAAATTTTAACTTTATTTTCTAGTGTTGTATTTATTTCTGGTTTTGAATTATAATCACAATCTGTAATATAAATCGGTTCTTTGGTATTATTAATCATCGCAATCTCTGCGCCATCTTTTAAAGATAAACAATAAGGCATTTTATAATTTTATTAAAAATAAAATATTATATTATAATAAATATAGATTTTTATTATGGCTGAACAATATTTTGCTAATAAAGATAAGGAGATGATGGCTCCTAAAGCTAAAAAACCTACTAAGACTGCAATGAAAAAAGTTTTTGTATTACCTCGTAAAGGTCAAAAGCAATTTGAAGATGTTGAACGAATGGGTCGTAAGGTAAAGCGTGTAATTGAGGTTCCAATGAAAGCTAAAGATGTAGTAATGACTAAAGAAAAACGTGTATTATCCAAAGGTGAAAAAGCTATGATGATGAAAGCAGCTAAAAAACTAGAAGGATTAGTTAAGAAACGTGCAGAACGTGCAGAAGCTCGTGCTTTTAAACCATTAACACTAGAAGAACAAAATATTAAGAAACAGCTTGAAGAAAGACTCAAGGAAGGAATTGAAGCAGCTAAATCACCTGAACAGAAGAAAATGGAAAAGGAAATGCTATTAGCACTAGAAGCACCAAAGGAAATGAAAATGATGGCTATTGAGGCACCAAAAGGAAAAGCTGGTCGTCCTATTAAATCTACACCTGGTAAAGAGTTTATGGGAATGTATGATTTAACACGTGCTGACAAATCACTTCTAGAATTAAGACAAGAGGCTAAAGAAAAAGGTTTATCATCTGGTGGAAATAAAGAAACACTTATTGATAGATTAAAAGAATATGATTTTAAAAAGATGGAAGAAGAACAAGCAAAACCAAAAGGACAAAAACAAATAACTTCATTTTTTATGCCAGCTTTACAAAAAAAACAGGAACCATTACTTAGCGAAGAAGAAAGCGAAGAAGAACCTATTGTTAATGCTGCTGCTGAAGTTGTTGCAGATATTACAGGAGCACCTGAAATAAAAGAACAAGCAGCTATTAATATGCAGTCAGCATTTAGAGGAATGTTAGCTAGACGTAAATTTAAAGAAATGAAAGCCCAACAAGGGTTTAAGCAAAACTATATTGATTATATTTTAGAAAGAACAGAAGATTTTACTGGAAATGAATTAGAAAAAATGAAAGTTGCACAATTAGAAAAAATTATAGAAGATTTACCAGAAACTCCTGTAGCTGGTAAGGGTCTAGTTGGTGGTGGTGTTGTTGATTTCATAAGTGGATTAGCATCTAAAGCTATTGACCATATTTCGAAAGACCCAATCGGTGCTATTAAACAAGCAGTTGAAATAGGGAAAAAAGCATATGAACACGGTTCAAAGGCGAAAGAGATGTATGATAAATTTTTTAAGGGCAAAGCTAAGGGTGGTATGCTAGCTGGTTTTACTGAACCAGAAAAGCGTCATATGGTTCATAAAATTTATCATATGAATCTATTCAATAAAATGATGGAACAGGTTTCTTAGCGAGAAACCTATGGTTTTTCGCGCATTTCCCTAAATTATTTAAAAACCTATATCATCATCTTCATAAAATGATATTGTGATAGGATTTGATATTTTCTTTATTATTGGGTCATTATTTACATTTGTAATTACTTCAATTGATGATGTTGTCGAGAAACCTACGGTTTTTCGAGCATTTCCCTCTTTATCTATTGATGGTTTTGTTTTTTCCCTAGCTTTTCTATTTCTATCTCTAATCTTTATCTTGAAATCTAAATTATTCTTCTTCTTATGATAATAACGTTTATTGGCATCTATTATATATTGTGGTGTCTTATTCTTTTTTTGTGGTTGTATTTGTTCTGTTGATTTTACTAGTAATAACTCATTTAGTTTCTTTTCTAACTCAATAATCTTATTCTCTAGATTATTTTCTGTTGAATGTTGTTCTGTCATCTCATATAACTATATAAAAATTAGATAAAAATATAATAAAATCTTTATTTATTAAAATACTTTGGAATATCTTTTAATGCTAATAATGTCATTAATGATACAGTAAAATCTGGTTGATTGATTAAACTGTTTTTGTTGGTTGTAAATAATTGTTGAAATTCACTTAGTGAAATATGCTTTAGAAATTTTACAGCTACACTGCTCCATTTTCCACAAGTTGAAACAGACTTAGACCATTTCTGGTAGTCATACTGATTATAGATTACATCACGACCTGATTTTTCTATTAGCATAGATAGATATGTTGGTAATGATTGGTTATATTTGGTAAATTGAATCTCTCTATCATACATAAAACCATAACTATCAAAGAAGATAATCTTATTGAGATTTTTGTTTTCTATGATTGCTGTCCAGTGTCCAGATGTCTTAGTTGTTTGATATAGAATAACTGCAAAGCCTTCAGTACCTAGTAATTGTTCTAGACTGTTAAATTGTCCTAGTTCTTCATATGTGTATGGTTCTTTACCTGTAATAGTCTTGATATCTTCATCACTTAAATCTTGTTTGATGAAGTAGTTGGTTATCTGTTCTATTGAATTAGCCATTTTATAGCAATACTTTATTTATAGTTAGAATATTATCTTGGTTAATAATAATAAACTAAAAAATGTTTGATAAGTTTCTTATGATTGGATTTGGTTCTATTGCCACTAGTTTAATTGAACTATGCAATCTAGAAGGGAAGTATTTCCATATTCCTATTACTATAATTGAACCTAAAGAAATTAGACATCCTGAACTATTTGAAAATAGAAATGTAAAACATATTAAACAAGCACTTACACCTGATAACTATAAACAACTAATGAAAGGTATTAATGAAAAAACATTAGTTATTGATTTATCTGTTAATGTTGATTCACTAATGATTATTAAGTATTGTCTTGAAAAAGGTTGTGCATATATTAACACTAGTATTGAAAATTATGAAATAGGAAACAATAAGAAAAAACAAAATCTAACTTATGATGATATTAAGGATAATACAATATATCATCGTCAGTTGCTATTAGAAAAACTATATCATCAAAATAAAACTAGTAAAAATCCTATTATAGTTAATGCTGGTCAAAATCCAGGTTTCATTCAACAGTATTTTAAATTTGCTTTAAAACAATATGCAAAAATGCAAGGTAAGAAATTAATGAAAGGTGATTATGCTAAATTAGCACACGATTTAGGACTCAAAGAAATTCTTCTATGTGAATATGATAGTCAAAAAACTAATTTGAAAGCTAATAAAACAAATTTCTATAATACTTGGTCGTGTGTTGGTTTGCAAGAGGAGGCTAGTGATTATACTACATTATCACTAAGTAATGAAGATATTGAAAAAATGGAAAAGCAAGGTGTGAAAATAATTACACCAGATGAAGGTGAAGCTAGCAATATAAGATATTTACCAGAATATG